CCGCTGACCGGTTAATATCCTTACCGATTAATAAACTTGTTACTCTATTTAACATATTAATGTAAATTTAAAATTAATAATTATTCCATAGTTGCTACTTCACCGCTATGAGATTGATATCTAGGCTGTTCGATGTTTTCTAACATCATGCTGACCGTCATCTCAACAATCTCATCATGTGTATGTTCTGGTAAATCACAATCTACTCGATCTTCAATGACTGGTGCTGTATTATTTACAGTAGCAGGCATCCTAATATACGTTATGTAATATTCATCTAACGTATAATTCCCATCAGTTATTATCTTAACATGATCTTGATCAAATAACCGAAGGGGTTTTGCATTGTTATAATGCAAAATATGTTCAGAAAAAGGATCATCTATTGCTTGTCTATATCGATCATGTGTACATTGTGTAATACCCAATCTCTTTCCTAGATCATCAGAATTAACTTCTTCACTTATACTTAGCAAATAATCCTCAGGAAAAGTATCTGATGCTGTTGGCGCAATAGAATATGCATTTGGTAAATCATCAGCTGTTTCTAGTGCTATAATAGCACGAGTCACCAACGTTCTCAAATCATCTGTCCTTTTCTGTGTTTGTTCAAAAGATTCTTTTTTCATATTTACACCACTATACCTAGTTTTTATAAATTTAAGTATAGCCTTATTCAGCCAAAGATCAATTTCTCCGTCCTCATAACCAGGAGTATCTAGGGCTGAACTTTTATCCAACCCTAGTTTAACTGCTGTATGCATTTGTGCAATAGTCATTATTCTTTTGTACTCTTTTTAGTTTGTTTTGCTTTTTCTGGTTTATCAACAATTTCAGAAACTTTATTTCCATCTAATGGTTTTTCACTATCTGCTTTAAAGAAAGTATCTTTTTTTACTTCTTCTTCCTCAGGAAGATTTACTAAATCAGATAGTTTTCCTTTTGCTTTGATTTCAGAAATGATTGTCATTCTAAGTTCTTGGTTCTTTGGATCTTCTAAATAAAGTATTGCATCTTCAATACCATATCCAATAACCTCTGTACCATAACTATATTGACGTTTGTTTCTGCGAATAATGTTTTCACCAATAGCTCGTTCAATTAAATATTGAGTTTCACGAGTTTCATTGTTGACCCATTTGTTGAGGAACCCTTGTGGATCACCCTCTACTATTTCAAACAATTTATTTTCTGCAACTTCTGCAGTAAGATTTTCTGCACGTTTTCCATATATCCGAAGAGCCTTTTTGATGTCTTCTGTAGACATTTTATCCAATTCTCGCATGGCTTGTCTCTTCGCTTTATTGTGAACATTCGATTTACGTGCTTCTTCATGTTCATTTATCAATACAAAATTAGCAGTTGCTTTGTGTTCGAAAACAGAACTCTTAACTCTTTTGTGACTTTTAAGAAACAAATATTTTAATTCATCCATTGCATCTTCCGTCTCAAGTATCATATCTTTTCCACTTGTCCGTATGAAGAAGGTTTTCCAAAATTCAGAACCAGTCCTAAGATCTAGATTTAGTCTATCTCCCAATCGTTCTGCATCTGCGTCTGTTAATCCTGTATATAATCTGCCAGATCTTGTAAAATAAGAGCCAAGATCTTCATGGCAATTTCTAAACTTTATAATTCCTGACCACTGATCTTTAACTAACGGTCGTAATATTACTTTCATTTTTCCTCGATTTTAATCGGTTTATAGCGGACCTTGGGAGCGGACTTATCAGTATTTTACTGCGCCGCCCCAACTAGCCCATTAATTTATTTACACAAGGTCTCGTATTTGTTAAACTAATACGCCTTACTCTGCATCACAAATGAGCTCCCCTGAGGTAGTAGGATCTGCCAACATAATTCCTTGTTCTGAAAGGAAGTGGACGGAATAACCATCCTTAGCATTAGACCTAAGGGTGCTAATTGCTTTAGCATGTCCTGCTCCAGGAGCAACTGAACCACCAGTATACCACATGACCATTTCACGGTCTTTGCGAACTACTTTACGGAGATTACTTTGACCATCTCTACTAGAAACGTCAATGAAAGTCATCCTATATGATTCAAGTGGTTTACCTGAAATCGGGTGAAGCTTCCTATTATAAACTGTATTATCATACAATGGGAAATGCTTGAGAGTAATCTCAATACCATTAAGCCCTTTATAAGTAGTAAACTGTCCACCAAGAGTAAGATTTTGACCTGTACCACTAACAAATTTAGTGTCAATCAAATCATATCCTGATGCTTTTTCTCTAAGTACTCTATCAAACTCACGCATTCCCATTTCACCAGTGAAGGCAACGAACTTACGTTCGCCAAATCCACGGAGATTATAAGAAAGATCACTAAGGAAACTATCCAAAGTGTCTAACGTAAGAGTAGTATAATACCGCCTATTAGCAGGAGCGATTTGCTGCAGAAGACCTGCTCCAATATATACTGGACGTCCGTTAGTACCCATCAAGGATACAGTACCGTCTGCCTTAGCATTAAACTTGGAATACATAGTCATCATGTCAATTCTCTCATACCATTGCCTCATTGCAACCCATTCCTGGTAATCAGCCCAATAGTAGGATTGTTTCCCAGATTTCGGTTCACGCAAAGCTACAACCATAACACTTGAATAAGCGCTACCTGTAATGTCATAACTAGCACGCATTGTAGTGAGGTGGTTACGCAGTACAAAAGGAGTCTGATAATTGAAGATATCTGCCTCTTCACTGCCTTCTTCGTATGCAGAAGCTAATCTACTTACTTGTTTTCCGGCGGCGAGCAAACTGTCGTCTATATAAGATTCATTTTTACCATCTGCAGCAACCAATGTGTATACAAAAGCTGTGCCGTCCTGATAAGGTTCGCCTACAACTCTTGCTTGGTATTCGTGATCGTCGAATGTGACGATTGCTCCTGGACCAAACCATTTCTCAGGTACCCAAATTTGAAAGGGTGTCTGACTTATACCAACAAGGTCTCCTGAACTAATTGCATTACCTTGCCATTTAGCATCGAGAATAGTGATAGCTTTGTCATGTTCAATCATAACTTTCCACTCATATTCACGATTCTCAATAGTCATAGTTTTACCAAGACCATTGGTAATATAATCAATTACGTTACCTTGGTTGAAGTAACCCATCAAGTAAGAAATTACTTGAGATACCTCATGAGGTTTAGTCATAAGAGCGTTAGTCAGCATATTTTCATCAACCAAGTCGCTGAACCACTTCGTGCGATACAATTGTAATTGGTTAATCGAATTATTTTCTTGTGCCATACTCTAAAACTTAAATTTAATTATTAATTAATATTATATAACTCCTAATCTGCTGCCTAAGCTTTTAATGTCCAAGTTATCTCTGTTTTGGCGTTTGCTATTCTTAGTCTTATTGCCTTTGTTTTGGTTCAACTTTTTTTGCAAATCCCTCAGGCTATCGGATGATCCTTGTTTTCTAGCTCGATCTAGAAGAGCATCCTTGTTCTTAGTAAAATAGGCCGATTCTAATAGGTTCTTGACATCAGAAAGATAGTCCTTCTGGTATTTTGTCATCCCATCGGCATCGGCCACTAAGATATAATCTCGGAGTTCTTTTTTATCTTTTTCTGTTACTTTAATACCTTTAATTTCTGATAATTCTTTTATATTCTTTTCTACGTCAAATACGAACTTTTGTTGCTCTTTTTCTATAAGTTGCGCATGTTTTTGTTGGTCTTCTAATAGCTTCTTGCTTAATTTTTCATCATATTCCGCTACTAATTCCAATGCTTCCTCTGCCTCCTCTGCAAGAACACCAGCTTCTTCATATCGTTTTAATCGTTTTTCTATAATAGTATCTCCAATGCCTTGATTTTTAAGATTCTGGCGAATCACTCTTTTTTGATCTACTTCATTGTCGATATCTATTTCTTTGGGATCAATTCTACCTTGTATTACATCTTGATAGAATTTGCGAAGATCTCCTCCGTTTTTTACAAACTCATCATACTTTTGAACTTCTTCACTAGCATATTGAGGTTTGGAATTTTCTTCCACTAAGTCCCGCATGAAATCAACCATGCCCTCTACAGACTTAGGTTCTTCTTCCATTTCACTAAAATCCCATCCTAACAATTCAGACAATTTGTCTTTGAACACTTTTGTTACATCTTCTTCAAATTTAGATAAATCATCTATACTATCATCAGTGTCGTCAGTATCATCACCATCTGTAGTATCTTCCTCGTCTTCATCATCACCTACATCAGGGTCACCCTCGTCATCGATGTCATCTGTTTTATCTTCCTTGTCTTCATCTACAACATCATCTCCATCAGTGTCATCATCATCTGTAGTATCCTCATCTTTCTTAGTAAAGAAATCGGGTTCTACATCTTGCACTGTATTATCAGGATCTTTTTTAGTTCGAAGATCTTTAATTCCAACATCTTCATCATCATCACTTACATCACTCCCTTTGGGTGTGGTTTGTGAAACATCTGTCCTTCCACTGTCTGCGCCAGCATCAGGTCCTGAAATCATATCAGTCAGAACCTGAAACCCACCCAGAAATGGAGCATCCTTTTTATCTGCCATTTTTAATTACTTTTTGTAGTTGGTTTATTTGCTTGAGTCCTCTTAATAGATAGTTCTTCTTGACGTAGTCTTTCATCTACTCTATTCTTTCTAGAGACCTCCTCAATTTGTTTTTTCTTTAAATCTAAATCTTTTCGCTTTCTTTCATCTTCTTCGTTTTGTTTCTCTTGATCTAACCGAAGCTTTTCAGCATCTAGTTGTTTTTTGAAAGAATCATCTGTGTCTTTACTTTCAGATTGAATCAAAGCTACTTCAATTTGTGTTTGAGCTTTACGTATAGAATCTTCTTCTTTGATTCTATTCTCTTCTGCCGCTCTTTGGTTTTCTGCTTCCACTTGCATTTGGGTTGCTTGCTGCTCCCTTTGTGCTTGCTCTTGCATCATTGCTTCTCTACGTTTATCTATATCCGCTAACTTATCTTTAATTTCTGTAATATTATTACCAGTAAGTACTTGAGCCGCTTCGAATAAAGTAGCACCATTTTGCATTGCTGGTTGTAATAGAGATTCAATTTTTTGTAGATTCAAGTGTTCTTTAGAGGAATCAGTAGCAAAGATATCAAAGTCTGCATATAAGAAATCTTCAGTTAGGTCCATGAACATCCTACTAGTATCGCTAAAGATATAATGGAGTTTCTTTTTACCGGAGTTTTTCCAAGCATGCTTTGCTGTATTAAGTAACATGCGTATTGCTGCCTTCTTTGCCTTATTGTGTTTATAAAACAACGGTTCTGTAATATGACTAGACTGAATAACAGCTCTTTCCACATTACCAACAAGTTCTCTTTGTTGTATTGACCCTTGTCTTTGTTTTGAAACACCTGATAATTCCCCAATCATGTCTTCAATCTTCATCAATAGATCTACATACCCTGCAATAACATTGCTCATACTTAGATCTTGGGATGAGATTTGATTAAAGGCTGCTGGTTTACCTCCTTCTCTTCCAGGAATATCCCAACCTTCTTCATATGGATTTATGAAATTCACACCAAGTGCAGACAAATAATGAAGCCATTTTTCTGGAGTAATACCCATTGATTTAGGTACTTGTGTGATATCCATATTAATAACCTTACCTTTATCTCTGGCTATCATAAGCTCTAAACGATACCATAATACAATATACATATATTGCAAAGGTTTCATTATAGATACTAATGATTTATTATCCGAATTAGTATTACTATATATAACCCCTGTATATGGAAGTTTCTGTCTTTCTGGACTATCCAAAGGAGCATCCACATAATCTAAGGCTTCAATACCAAAGTATATATCTTCTGCTACTCTATATCCTTCCCAGATTTGACCTACCCACTCCCACTCTATATTATCACCATCTTGGACAATATAGTTCTCATCTACTTCAATCACTTCCTCATCTCCATACTCATTTTCAGTAGTAAGAAAACCGATTTTTTGGTATGATCGCCAAACAACGTGATATATATCAAGTGCATTCCATTGTCTTTCAAATGGATTAGTAACACCCATGTCACTAATATTTAATCTATATGACATACCACTGTCGATTTTAGATGCACTGCTTAAGGCACCTGTCGCCTTCTGCTGATCCAATAATCGATTTAAATCAGATTCACCTAATTTATCGTAGTATGTATCATATATTTCTTCTGCTGTCATTTCAGTATGATAGACAAACCAGTCTCCATCTTCAATATTTTCTATATCAGCATTACCATCATAGTCACAATTGACCGGATTAATTCTTTTTAAAACAGGCTCTCCATTATTTATACCAACATAATATATTTCTTCTCCTGCAATTAACCCATCTTTCCATCCCCTAACAAACTCACCCTCTAAGTCAAGTTTTTCTTTCAAATAGTTAAGAGATTGATTTGCTTGCTTTTCAGCAGCTGTTTTATAATTTGACCTCATATATTTTTCAATCTCAGGAGGAGTTGCTGCCTGTAAATCTTCAGGCGTTAGCCCCAACTCAGACATAATATACTTAGTCAACATTTCTTTTTTCTTCTCTTGCAGTGCTGTGACTGCCTCTTCATTAGTTTGGATAAGCATATAGTTAAATGGTCGCTTAGTTTCCTCACCAATAAGGAGATCAATCTTAGGTCGAATTATGTTAAATTCTTGAGGAGAAGCTGGAAAAGTATCGCCTACTTCAAAAGGATCTACGATATATTTTAAGTCGTCTTTATTAAACTTACTATTATATAAATCGTAATTGATGGCCATCGTATCCCTTCTAGATATGGCACCTACTCTACCTAAACCCATCCTACCTATAATACCGTCAACAGAAGTTTCCCGCCAAACCTTTGTTTTTTCCCTTAAGGGTCTTTTTTGAACAGGAAATGTTGCGTTGTTGTTTCTCATCTAGCTAGAATTAAAATTTATCTTTAAATAAAGGAGTCTTAAACACATAATTACTGCGCAAATCATCCTTCTTCTTTTTTACATGTACATTAAATAACTCTTTATTATATAGCACAACCATCATAAAAGCCATCACTCTATCAAAGTTACCTGTGTCGTTGTAGTTAATCAACTCTTCTAATAATGGTTCTGAATATATTTTTAATAAATTCATTTGACCTGGAGCAAATTCTTCAATCAAATAATCCTTAACTGCTCCTTCACCAAACATTTTTATATTAACATTCATATGAATGCCTTTTCCTCTTTCTACTTTGCTATCTTTTACAATATCTTTGATTAAACCTGGTTGATCTGCAAGTAAATATTCACAATGTTTTCTCCTAAAATAATCAAACATACCCTTCTTTTCATTCTCATAAAGAAGTGTTGCATTATAATAAGATGCTAATTTTCTTACATTCTCATAATACTCATCTGCTGTATCTGGTCGACCAGTATATTCAGCAACAATCATATCATGATATTTTTCATAGGACTGAAATCGTTTATATATAAAACAAGATCCTAATGAATTTGTAGTTGATTTATCATGGTCATAGGGGTCAACTCCACCTATATACAAACCATGTTGAGGATCCTCTTCTGGGTGTTCCCATATAACAATAGCCCCTTTTTTATTCTCACCTGGATCCAATCTATATCTAACTAGATCTTTGACATCGGGATTCAATTCCCACTTTAATTTTCCTTGAGAGGTCCAAACCAATTCCCCCACTTGTTTGAATTCAGAAATTGTCTTACTGTTTCTTATTTCAGCCAAATGTTGAATCAGTGCTTTTTTGGGAAACATATTCCCACTAATTTCAAGAGAAGCCTCTACTGGATTAAATGGTCTTTCTGCTATATATCTATCTACTGCATTTCTATCACTTGTATGATCTATAACAGTCTGTCTCCGCTGCAACTCATATTCCATTGCAGCATCCACATTTGAGTTTCCATTCTCATCTGTAAGTTTTACTGAATGCCCAGCTGGAGTAGACATATTAACATATTGTGGAACAAAGAAACCACAAGGTTTATCTGGATTACCTTCATCCCATATATTCTCTACCTCTAATGCATTATATCCCTTTGGTTCATAAAATATTTCTTTTAGTCCATCATAATCAGATCCTTCTGAACCTCCAGTGTTGTGTGTAATAAAACCATTTGCGATGTATGTGTGTGTAGAACCTGCTGTAATATTATATACTTTTTGCATTCCGATATGCTCTACTTTCACAACTCGCTCAAACCGCATTCCATGTATATATTTAGAAATTTCACTCCTTCTCTCTTCTGCTAATTTTAAATATATATTTAATCTTCTTTGCTTTTCAGATGGAATTAATGTGATATTATCAGCAAAAGCGAGTAAACTTTTAACATCCCCTATCTCTAATCTATAATAACCTCTTCTATCTTTTGGATTTTTAAAATTTGGAGAAATATATCTAATTTTACAATGTACTCCAAGCTTTAATAATAAATCAGAAACTTGAAGTAATATTTCTTTATGGGCTGCAGTTAAAACAATTCTAGGACCAGTTTTTCTTTTTATCTCTGCTATATACCCATCCGTATCAAATAAACCACCAAGCAATTCAACTACATCTTTTTTTGGCGCAGAAAATATCGCATCTGGTAATCTTTTTGCATCTTTAGTCTGACCATATATACCCAATGCTCTAAGTTCTTTTGTTATTCCTTTAATTCTGGTTTCTCTATATAACTTTCCTTCTTTTGTAAGATACTTTTTTTCAACTATTGCATCTAAAGTATCGTCTATATATTTATTTATTTCTCCCTCACAATTAGATAAAACTGGAGTTTTGTTAAATCCATATGAGCCATCCCCTATCAACCAACCTATAACACGAGGATTCCAAATTTTATTTTTCCCAAATATAGAAACCTCTTCTATTACTCCCATTTGATCCCCAACTTTAAAATCTTTTGCTTGTTTCCATAACCAAGTTTTCATATATAGATTTTCTTTTCTTTTATTGGGGACTCTTTTTGTTAAGGATTTGTGACTATATACAATTGGGTGATCATGACTACATTCTAGTATCCTGCCTGAATTTGTTGTTAATCTAAAACAGTCTGTATCATAGGGTTTTCTAAATGCTTCAATTTCTTGCAATTCTATAGAATATGTATTATACCCAACAATACCATGTTTCTTTTGTAAATCTTTAATTGGAATAAATCTACCATCATTTGTAATGACTTTTGTATTTCCTGTAACACATCCATAACATATCATTAAACCAAAAGCAGTACCATCATCGTTCTCTACAGAAGGTCTAGCAATTTGCCAAGCTGTTTTAAGATTAGGAAATTTACCAGCCTCTTCCCATAATATAAGTTTACCTCTTTTACCCCTTGCTTTTTGTGGATCATTCTTCAAAGATATAGCCATTATCTCAGACTTATATCCAATTTCTATTAAAGATCCATCAGAACTTTTCTTTATTAAAGATGCTCTTTTATGATTAGATTGGTCTACCTTCTGACGTTTCTTAGCCATACCAGTGTGCTCATCTATGAAAGACATCATCTCCCAAGCCTTTGTTACAAGGCCATCTTTAGTGAGGAATTCCATCTCAGATGCTATTGCATATGATTTTGATTTTGGTATACAATAATAATTCCTAACTAACATAGCAGCGGCTTTATAGGAGTATCCCGCACCCCTCTTCTTTAGTACAGCCATGTGTTTTCCTTGTAGTTCTGCTTCCTCTATTGCATTAAAATACGCTCTATCATAATCAAAGAACCAAGGAAAGGAATCTACCCTATCTTCTTTCTCTCGTACTGTACCTTTCCTGTCTGTATACTTTCTACGCTTACTTACTGTTATTCGACAAAAATTTAAATAGAAGTAGAAATAACCCGTAATATAGTCCCCATCTTCTGTTTCATATCCATGTATAGATCTCTCTATCTGTGTCTTCCAATACAATCTATATTCCTTTGTACCCTTAGGCGCAGCAGTATATCTACCTGTTTTTTCAAACTCTAAAGCAGCAGGACGGAATTTAGAAGCATCGTCAGTGTGCTTTAGTTCTACTTTATAATACTTCTTCTCCATAATCTATATCCTCACTAGGTAATTCAAAGTCACCAATTTCAGCTCCTCCTCTAGTGGTTCCTCCATCTAATTGTTCTTTTAATACTTGATCCTCTAATTTCTTCAATGATTCAATGATCTTACCCACAGCCCCGAGATTCGATGCTAGATCCCTAGCAGAATAAACAGGTTTACCGTTTGTATCTAAATCATTAAAATTAACCTTATTCTCAAAATAATCTGATAACTTCTCAGCTGCAACTTTTGCAGATTTTAATAACCTAGAAGAAGTAGTTTCCTTCAGTTGCCTGAACTTATCAATTGCTTCTTGAAGATCAGTACTAATCTTATAGTCAACTTTCCCTAATACATCCCTTTTTAATATCTCTTCTTTGAGAGACTCAGACATACTACGGTAAGGGTTCGAAATGGTACTGTCACATAAAAAAACAACATAAGACAGTTCATTATATGCCTTATGTTTATTTTTGCTTTTGTCTTTGTCCCATATCTTTTTGAATGCAGGGACTGCTAGAAATTCAGGTTGAAACTTTACGTCCCCACCTTCAATATCAAACGCTTTCATATTCTACGTATATTTTATAATTATTGTTTCGCTTTCCTAGCACATTTGATTTTCTTTACAAAGGTTTGATGCATGTCTCTTATAGCGGAATAGTTTTTACTTTTGAAACAATCTACTATATATTCCACAAAGGCATCTAATTCTTCAAATTCTTTTTTATATTCTACATCATACAGTTCTTCTGCATGCTGTATTAAAATATCATACTTGGGTTTCTCTACTGTCTCTTTGGTACGACTTCCCCTATATGCAAATACCCCAAGATGTTTTATCCGTATTGGAGTATCATCTTTGGGGTCATTCATGACCTGTTTTGTAAAGGACATAGGGTAGTACACTACTTCCTGCACTACCCTTTTGTCTAATCCATACTTAAATGCTAATTGTTCTATTAACTTGTTTTGCCATTTATCTTTATACACTTTCTTTTTTCTCTTTCACAGGTTTGTCATATATATAAGCGTCAAAAGAATAACTTTTTAAATACTTAAATAGATTAAAGTAATGTCTATATCGCCAGTGTTCATACACTGTTCTCTCTTTGCCATTGCCTAAATCATACTTCTTTGTTTCACTTTTACTTTTGTCTACACCTAACCCAAAGAAAAATCTTTGAATACTATGCCCCTTATCTTCTATCTCTAATAGAATAGGATAGCTCTCTTTGGGTATATTGATCGTTGCTTGCGGTTTATTTTTCCTCGCTCTGCTCATAACATTGTAATATTAAATTAATTTCTAAAACACCATTCTCTGGTCTTGCCATAAGAAAAGGATTTACTTCTGTACCTCCTTGGTTGTTTTTAATTAGGAGTTGTTTGTCAAAAAAGTCTTTAAAGTAATTTACTAAATTTGATTTAGCAACTTTTGTCTTTTCTATTATCAACTTTCGACTATCAGTAGAAATAATATCCTTAAAATCTCCATCCATTCTAGGACTCCAATTCTGATCCAGATTCATCAGGACTAACAGAATCTCCATCTGTTTTTTCGTTAGTCTCAACAATCCGTTCAGAATCTGAAGTATCTCCTTGTGTAGATCCTTCTTGTTTATCTTCTTGGCTAGTTCCATCGTTTGGTTCATTTTCTTTTTCTGCAGCTGCTTGCTGTGCCGCAATCTCAGCTTTCCTAAGCTCTTTAACTTCTTCGCTTGATTCTTTAAAATAAAGCTTAATTATATTCCCACAATTTGTACATTCCATTTTCACCTCTGCTCTTTCTGCAGCAGGGACTGTGTATGAAATACCCCTCATTGCTTCTGCAACTAAAGAATCATTACCACATTGACTACAATAAAAATAAACGTCCCCAAAATCAAAAATTTTACCAGGACCTTCGTCTACATTAGTTTGTGGTTCTTGTTCTTTTACTTCTTCGTTTTGTACTTTTTCTTCCATCATAATTATTTTTTAAAACCTGAACAAATTCTTTTCGAATCGCTCAAACAATTCATACACTTTTGAAAGATGTTTATCTGCAAGTTCCCAAAGTTCTTGGCGAGTTGCGATCTTTATCTCCTCTTTTTTATCCTCTACCGTTGGTGTTTTGGTAGTTGCATCCACAAAAAGTACACCTATATTATCTTCTACATATGCACGAGAAAAAGTTGTTTTTGCGGTAGTAGTATATTCATACCCGTCGCCAACTTCTGTATTTTCCTCAGAGAAGTAATATACCTTTTTCTCTGGATCATATTTCAAAACTGTGCCTTCTGCTAAACCAGCATCGGCTGAAATAACTTTAATTGCTCCTTCGTTCATTTTTTTCTTTATTATTTTATTTGTTTGTTCTTTAACCATTTCTAATCTCTGTGCTATATCTAAACACTTATATTCTTCGAGTATGGCTTTAATGCTCTTTTCTAATTCCTTTCTAATAGTCATCTTGGAATTCCTGTTTTTCTACTTGTATTGGAGTTTCATCTATGTATTTTGCTGCTTTAATTAGAGTGCTATAATAAGCTCCCCCAATTGCTTCATTCCAAGTCTTTAAAAGTAACTGTCTATCCATTTAATGATGTTTAATAAAAAAACGTCTACTCCGGTATACGAAATAGACGCAAAAAGGTTACATATATTTATAACTATTTTCTTTATTATTTAGATAAGTCTTGCTTTTTTAGCCGTTCAATCTCCTTTAATAAACCCCGCATGATCTTAGACACTGCTCGTATAATAGCAAAAGAAGTCACAGAAGCAATGAATAAAACACCCCATGGCCAAGCTGATTCATCTCCCCAATGTACTATGGTTTTATACAAACCCAGCACTGCTAATGTCGCATATAAAAAATCTACCCGTATTGTCATTAGTTCTCAAAAATATTATATTGACGCGGTGGCACTAAACCACCCAATGCATTATGTACCCCACAATCTGGACAAGGCTGCTCTTGACTCATCTCTGCTTGGTCTATACTAAAAATAGGGTCCTTCATACCCCTATTCTGATTAAGCCAGAATTGATACCTTTGACCACAACCACCACACTGTACAGATACAGCATGGGTATTAATCCCACAGTCTACATTATTAAATCGCCACATGCGATCCTTAACCCTATATTTCATATTACATTATTATATTCATACTTAAAAGCATAAGCCCCCTAAAAGGGGGCCTTACTTAACTCCTTATAAACGAAGTCTGTCGAATAGCACTTGGGACAATGAGGATAGTTTTTATTAGCCACTTTAGCCCTATATGGGCAATTGTTACATATTAATTTATACTTCATGGATTTCGCAAAAGAATAAGAGTGTAGTTATAAATGGTAATTAAGTAATTAAAAGAATATCTCTATTTATGTTGTATATGTTGTAATTTAATATTTTAACCTTTAGCTTCCCCCCTATATGTGAATTTAGGCAACCCTGACACCACTTTCTTTTGTGGCCTGAAACCCTGTCTCAGTAGCTAAATTACCTGATCCAATGAGTGACTCCGTTATTGATACACGGCTCAAAGTTGGTCCCCACCAGCGGTGTTTTCGTATGGGCTCGTTTGTAAAGTGGCTTATGCGTTTAAAAACGAAAGGGGTAAAAGTAACAGGTGTTACCCCGCCCCTATACCCCTTTATACGTGAGTCTTAAAATAAGGTTACGTTTTAACCTATATATTTACCCATGATCTCAAATTTATTTAC